CCATCGCATCCCCCGCCTCCTCCAGCCGCTTGATGTGGTCTTGATACTGTCGCACATCACCGATGCCTGCTGGCAGTTTGACATCGCCTCGTAGCCAGTTGGTCCACAGCGCGTGAGGGTCGTTTACTACAGCCTCCAGCCGCTTGATGCGGTCGTTCGCTGCGTTGAGTTCGAACTCCAGCCTCTCAATCGCACGCGCAGCCCACCATTCGCGTTCGTTCTTTGGTACGAAATGCGACAGGATCTGTCGTCGAAGCTCTCCATCTGGTGTTGCCTGAGCTACACCTGTGGTTGGTGTATCGCTCACGGCTTCACCTCCCTCGCTTTGAGCATCGCGTCGGCTATTGCATAGGCATCCGTGGCATACGTTTTAGCTGTCAACTCGAAGTTGAGATCCATCCCCTGCAACGCCGCCGCTGCGAAGTAGTCGCGTAAACTCATCCCGCTTTGCGGACTCGTATGTCCATCGGCTCCAGTTCTTGGAAACGCCGGTCCGCCGTCGTTGATCTGGTTGGTCATTTGCTCGTCCTCCCGTTGTCAGATTTGTGTATTTTGGACCTGAGGAACTCGTTCACTTCCTCAAGTTCATTGATGCGGTCTTGAGCGGCGTTGAGTTCGCGTTCGAGTTCTCTGGCAAATTCCGCTGAAACCACCTGTGGCAATGGATTCAAAACGTAACATTCAGTCCTTGGTGTATCGCTCACGGCTTAGCCTCCTTTACCTTTATCCATTTATCGACCGCATCGTTAAATCCACCGAAATAGCCTGCTGCTTTGAGCGCATCACCGGCTTCCTCCAACCTCCTGATGCGTTCATCACGTTGTCGAATGGTATCTTGAAGCATCTTGATCGATTCCAACATCTTTTGATTTTCAATCATAAGCATTAAGCTCACGGCTTGGCCTCCTTGGCTTTAAGCCATTTTAAATATGCATCCGAATCAGCTTCATCTCTAAGCCTCAAACGATAGCCGAGTTCATCCCCCGCATCCTCCAGCCGCTTGATGTGGTCTTGATACTGTCGCACATCACCGATGCCTGCTGGCAGTTTGACATCGCCTCGTAGCCAGTTGGTCCACAGCGCGTGAGGGTCGTTTACTACAGCCTCCAGCCGCTTGATGCGGTCATTGGCTGCGTTGAGTTCGCGTTCTAGCTTCATGCCTTCAGCGAGAATCGCAGCGTCAACGATTCCACGAGCGTGTCCTGCCACGGAGTCCATCCTCGGAGTATCTCTGACCATTTTGTTGGCGTTACCAATATGGTTGCTCACGGCTTGGCCCCCTTCCATTTGAACTGCACCGTTCCGCTTGCGTCGTTGGTGTAGTACGCGACTCCTGCGCGGATGGCTTGTCTTTCTATTTCCCCTTCGCACATAAAGCCGCCCAAAAGAAGGCCCAAAATGAAAACCAGAGAAACCATCCAGTAAACTATCGGTTTTGGAATTTCGCTCACGGCTTCACCTCCCTCTTGCACTTGTGAATGAACCAGAGCAATCGCCCCAGCCATCCGATTTGTTCTCCGCACTTCTGGCAGCACCAGCTTGGGTGTTTCATTTCGTTTCCTCCTCCACTCCACACGGGAGCCACGTTTTACCGCCGTCGGTGCTGTGTTCACATTCCTTGAGCCAAGACGCTCTGTGCGGTCTATGACCTGAGTTAACAATCAACCACCTGTATTCACGGTCTATTTGTGTTCGCATCCATGCTCCAATCGGAACTTCATCCGAAGTCCACGGACGGAGTTTTGCGGTGGGTTTGATGCGGTAGATGTAATCGCTCCAATTCCAAGCAGGCATGAGAGTTGAGCCCCATCTCGGGTTTTCAACATCAGCACACTCCACTTCTTTTCCGCCTACCCAAGCCTGCATGATGCGGATGGCTTCGATTGTTTGTTCGCGTGTCATTTAGTTCCTTTCTGTTTGTTGTTTTTGCGACCGAAAAAGCTGTAATCGTACACGTTCTTGAGGCGTTTCACATGGCGGTAGAGTTGGCCAGCATCCTTCTTGCTCAGCACCATCACTCCATCACCGGCCTCGATAACCTTCGGGTTGTTCACCGGCCACCTCCGAGTGCGTAGTGGAGGATCAGCAGCGCGTCCGCATTGCCGAGCGTGACATCGAGGTGCGGGTAGAGTTCCTGGGCCTTCGCCTTGAGCTTGCGCTTCCATTCAGGCCCAGTGTCGCAGGACTTTCGTCCACCGAGCCCGAGCGGTTCCTGCCACACCTTGGGCTCTACGCGATGCAGAGCGTATCCCTGGGAGTAGGCCAGTCCTTGGACGATGCCGTAGTTCTCGTGGAGCGTTGCAACCGCGGCAGCGGGCGTGAGCTTGGACACGAACTTCGGCACCTTCTCGATCCAGAGGTGGGAGTCAGCCAGCTTGAATCCGATCAGCAGTTGATGGATATTCGGAAGCGATTCCGGCATCTTGAACAGGAGGATCCCGTCCTTGGTATGTACTGCGAATCCGCCGTTCACGCCTGGGTCACAGGCTACGATTGTTTTGTTGCTCATGGTTGTTGTTCTGGGACTTGATGGTGAGTTTGTGGCCTACGAACACGCCGATCAGCGTGAACACCGGCAACAGGCAAGTGGTTGTGATGACTACTAGGGCGGTACTCATAGGAAGATGCACCCAAGTTGTTTGTAGCATTTGATTCGTTTCTTGGCGTGGAACTCTGCGATCGGATGAAACCGATCCATGAAATCCACGATGGTCGCGGTAGACTTCGTGCTGGTCTTACGAAGCGCACGGCTGGCCCGCTGAATCGTCTTCTGCGATGAGCGACCTCCGCTTACCATGATGAGGAGTTCCACGTTGGGCAGGTCGAGTCCTTCGTCTGCCAACTGCGTGGCGATCATGGTCTTGAGGTTCCCGGCCTTGAACTCTTCCATGTAGGATTTGCGATCCTTCTTGCCGATCTTGGAGTGAACCAGTCTGGAACCTGGGATGGTCTGCTCGTACCACTCGCCGAGCGTCACCCGCGGAACGAGGATGAGCGTCTGCTTGTCATCGTTGGCCAGTGCGTACTGCTGAGCGTAGAAGTTGCGGTTCTTGTTCTCGCAGATACCGAGTTCCGTGATGGCTTCCCAAGCGCACATGGCGCGGATCTCCTCGGGCTTGATCCGCATGTACCTGGAGCGTTCCTTGAAGAGCTTGTCGATCTTGGCATCGATGCGGTCCTTTATGAGGTAGTCTGTGGCCTCGGACAGGATGAGCGATGGGTCGGCCAGTGAGTCTCCGATGTCATCTCGGCTGATCTCGTAGGTGCTTTTGAAGAAGAGCCACTTGGTTATCTCATTCCGCTGGTGATCATCGCACCAAGGAGTCGCGTCAAACCCGTATCTGAAACCTTTGCATGACTCAATGATCTTGCGCCATACCGCGGCAGGCGCGTGTTTACACTCATCGACGATCAGCACATCCTTCTGGCTGAAATCGACCGACTCGTGCGGGCAACGGATCTCAACGACATCCAATGGAACGCCTGCAACGATCAGAGATGCCCGTGCTTGCTGGCATGTCTCACGGGTTGGTGCGAGCCATCCGAACTTCCAACTGGATTTAGCTTCGTGAAAGTACTTGATGATGGCAGCAGCGATCCATGTCTTACCGCTACCAGCGGGCGCGATGATCAGGCCGTCATTGACCTTTGCCCACTCAACCGCTGCTTGCTGATACGGTCTCAAAGCAAACTCTTGCTTCGGCCTTTCATTCTGGCACTCTTTGTCTTGCATAGCGTGTCGTTGCGCTTTGTTGTTTTTGGACTCATTGCAACCCCCCGGAGGCTGTAACCTCCGGGGGCTTTTGTTTACCGATCAGAGACCGTCGTTGTCGGACGGCACCTTCTTCATGCGGCGGACGCGGAGCGCGGTCTGCTCCTGACCGTTCTTGTCGGTGTACTTCTCCTCTTCGATGGTGATCACGAGCGCGAGACCAACGAAGCCAGCGAGGAAGCGGTAGAAGGCTCCGTTGACGCTAAAATCGAACTCAGCCCCATCGTCGATGTTAGCCTCGGTTGCACTGATGAGTGCCTGGAGACGCCACATCATGGTGTCCTTCAAGACGAACCGGTCGCTGATGATCTCACCTGACGGCCCCTTGTAGCGGAGGCTGACGATGGAGTTCCCGTTCTTGTCGATGCCGTCATCCTTCGCCGCGGAGATGACCACGGTGTACTCGCCTGGACCGGCGAACGGCTTCACTTCTGCTTGGCTGCGATCAACTTTGAATGTCATGTGTATTGGTGTGTGTGTCGTTGTTATTGTTGTTCTGACTGACGCGCCGCCCACGCGGGCAGCGAAAGGGTTTCAATCTGCGAGGAATAGCAGGGCCAAGAGTTGAGTGCTTGGCACTCGTTGAACGTGCGGAGTTGCTCCTCGATGATGGAGATTCCGAGATCGATGGCCTGCTGATCAAGCTCGTAGCAGGCCACTGCGTAGGGTGCTTCCTTCTCGACTGCGATGAAGACGAAGCGGTTCCTCTTGGTGATGGTCTGATACCAAGCGGCTTGAACGTGGTATCGAAACTGAGCGCATGATTTTGCGAACGAGGACGGAGACGCATCCTGCGTGGTCTTGAGGTCGATGATGTAGTCCTCAGCGAGTCCATCGATGCGGGCCTTCACTTTGACTCCCATCCAGTTGTCGAATGCGGATACCTCGAAGCGTCCCGGTTTGATCGC